GGCGCGTCTGAGGAAGCAGCAAATTTGGCTGGCCGCACCGCTCTTGGGTTTTTTGCGCAAGGAATGGACCCGGCATCCGCAGTTGCTTTGGGTTCTGTTACGCAAATTTCACGCAACCCATTTGATATGACTTCTGGACAAAACATCCCATCCACGCCAGCAGCAATGCCCGGGTTGTCGAGCAACCCGTTTGACATGACGACACCAGCCGTGCCGCAGGCCGCGCAGACGTTTGCGCTTGGCCAGCCAAACGAAAGCTCCTACTCCGGCAGCGATTTCGGAGGCTACGGCGGTGGAAGTTTTGGAGAAACTGGAGCCCCTGGAGAATCCAGCTACGGCCTCGACCGCTAACCCAAAGGCAACCGGCCAGCCTCCAATGGCCGAGATGGAGCATCAATGAGCACCGAAGTCGAAGAGGTAGTCGTCGAAGAGCAACCGGCACCAGAACTGGAGGCCGAGCAACCCGAGCAGGAAACGGCAGCGCCAGCGCCGGAGGAGCCGGAGGAGGTCATTGTCACCATTGGCGATGAGCAGCCGGCCGAGGAAGAGGAGCAGCCCAGCAAGAACTGGGTGAACGANNTGCGCAAGAAGAACCGCGAGGATCAGAAGCGCATCCGCGANNTGGAGGCCAAGCTCCAGCAGACGCAGCCGCAGCAGGCCGTGCCGCGTTTGGGGCCGAAGCCAACCCTGGAGGGTATGGACTATGACTCCGCGAAGTACGAAGCTGCGCTGGAGCAGTGGTATGGCCAGAAGCGCCAGGTCGACGAGTTCCAGNCCAAGGTCAAGNNGGCCGAGCAGCAGCAGATGCAGGCATGGCAAGCCAAGTTGGAGGCATACGGCACCGCCAAACAATCACTGAAGGTCCGCGACTACGAAGACGCGGAAGCCACGGTGCAGGAGGCGCTGAACACTGTTCAGCAAGGCGTGCTGCTGCAAGGCGCGGACAACCCGAGCGATGGTGGTCTATGCGCTGGGCAAGAACCCCAAGAAGGCCAAGGAACTCGCGGCCATCACCGACCCCGTGAAATTCGCATTCGCTGTGGCGAAACTGGAGGCACAGTTGAAAGTCGCACCCAAGAAAACCCCGCCGCCACCCGAAGGCGCAATCCGCAGCACCGCACCGATCAGCGGCACTGTGGANAGCAACCTCGACCGCCTGCGTTCTGAAGCCGAGCGCACGGGGGACTATTCCAAGGTCTACCGCTACAAGCAGCAACTCAAGGCAAAGGCCCGCTGACCTATTGCACCTGGCGCAGGATGTGATACATTCGCGCCAAGTGCAGGTCTCGCCAGCCAGAAATCGGCAGAGCACACCCCATGAGCGTCCGCCGGCTCTGACTGGTGAGTAATCAGGCGCGGCCCTAGCCGCAATCGTTCACTCATTCATTCTCAGGAGCCATCATGGCCAATTCGTTTTCCAAGGAAGAGCGCGTAGCGTTCGAGGACATTCTCGAAGGCTTCAACGACGCTCTTGTGCTCTCCAAAAACGTCAGCATGTACCGCACCGACGGTACGATGATGGAGCGGACCAACAACGTCATCTGGCGTCCGCAGCCATACATCGCCCAGTCGTTCGACGGCACCGACCAGTCGCTGAACTTCACCGACTTCACCCAGCTCACCGTCCCGGCCACGCTCGGCTTCTCCAAGAGCGTTCCCTGGACGATGACCTCGCTGGAGATGCGCGATGCGCTGCAAGAGGGTCGCCTCGGCGACGCTGCCAAGCAGAAGTTGGCCAGCGACATCAACCTGGCGATCATGAACGTCGCGGCCCTGCAAGGCTCGCTGGTGGTTCGCACCTTCGCGGCTGCGGGCGACTACGACGATGTGGCGCTGTGCGACACGATCATGAACGAGCAGGGCGTCCAGCAGTTCGACCGCTACCTGGCGCTGTCGAGCCGCGACTACAACGGCATGGCCGGCAACCTCGCTGCCGCGACCCGTTCGTTCGGCAACAAGGTCTCCGATGATGCCTACCGCAAGGGCTTTGTCGGCGACGTGGCTGGGTTCATGACGTACAAGTTCGACTACGCCAACCGCATCCGTGCGGCGGGCGGCTCGGACCCGACGATCGACACCCGCGCAGCAGCCGGCAACTACTGGGTTCCGGTGGCCACCACNGTNGCGCCGACTGGTGAGTCGAGCAACGTCGACAACCGCTTCCAGACGATCACCCACTCCTCGGTGACGACGGAACTGGCNGCTGGCGANGCCATCACGATCAGCGGNGTCAACGCGGTGCATCACATCACCAAGGCNGACACGGGCGANCTGAAGACCTTCCGGATCGTTCAGCGNCTGACCGCCACCACCTCGGTGATCACGCCTCCGATCATCAGCAACCAAGGCGGCAGCGATGCTGAAGCGCAGTATCAGAACTGCGTGGTGACGCCGGCCTCCGGTGCAACCATCGACCGTCTGAACAACAAGGCTGCGCCGATCAACTGCTTCTGGCAGAAAGACGCGCTCGAGATCCTGCCGGGCCGCTATGCGGTNCCGACCGATGCGGGTGCCGCAGTGATGCGCGCCAGCACCGACCAAGGCATCGAGTTGGTCATGCAGAAGCAGTACGACATCAACACGATGAAGACCAAGTATCGTCTCGATACGCTGTTCGGCGTCGTGAACAAGCAGCCCGAGATGTCCGGCATCCTGATCTTTGATCAGACGGCCCCATGATGACCAACGGGCCGGGTAACTCCGGCCCGTGTCGCAACCACTTCTGAAGGAATCACATCATGTCCAATTCCATCGTTGCGTCGCAGGGCACCGCCACCGTGACGCTGACCGCTGGCCAGAGCATCGCTCTGAACAGCCTGACCGAGACGACCGTTTTTGAGCAGGTCGGTTTTCCCAACTACCCGTCGCAGAACGATCTGGAAGCGACGTTTACCGGTTACGACGTGCTGGGGCCTTACGCCTCTGGCGCGACGCTGGTGATCGAAGCCGGCGCTGCCCCTGTGGCCTATCAGGTCGGCATCGCCCCCGTGGTCGCTGGCGTGAACTACCAGGCCACGCCGACGTCTCAGGACACGACCGCAACGCTGACCACCGCGAAGGTGATGTCTGGTGTTATCACCAGCACGCACACCGGCGGCGCAACCATCACCCTGACGCTGCCCNATGGGCGCGGACATGGATCTGGCCGGCCAGTTCGACGTGGACGAGTACTTCGACTGGGTGATCATCAACAACGCCTCGGTTTCGGGCAACACGGTGACGATTGCCAACGCTGCGTCCGGCAACAACATCAGCGGCCCCACGCTGATCGCCATCAGCGCCAGCGCCCAGTTCCGCACCCGCAAGACTGCGGCCGACACCTTCGTGACCTACCGCCTGGCCTGATCGGAGTCTAGGCAACCTGCGCGGGCGGTGGTCACGAGCTGCCGCCCGCGTTTTCACATCTGGAGCACACCATGCCACTGAAGCAAGGCTACGGCAAGAAGTCCATGAGCGAGAACATCTCCAAGGAGATGAAGGCCGGCAAGCCGCAGAAGCAAGCGGTGGCCATCGCCATGAGCACTGCCAGGAAGGCCGCCAAGGCCGCTGGGAAGCCCTCCAAGGCCCCGATGAAGCGCGGGTAAGGGGTAGGTAGCATGAAGGCTTCCAAACCCGGCCTGTACGCGAATATCGCAGCCAAGCGCAAGCGCATCGCCGAAGGCTCTGGCGAGAAGATGCGCAAGGTCGGCACCAAGGGTGCGCCGACTGCCAAGGCTTTTCGCGAATCGGCCAAAACGGCCAAGAAAGGGTGACCTGTGGGATACAGCAAGCGCCAGTTCGTCGAGGCCGCATTCGCCGAGATCGGCCTGGCGTCGTATGTGTTCGACCTCCAATCGCAGGATCTGGAGCAGGCCCTGCGCCGGCTCGATGCCATGATGGCCGAGTGGAACGCCAAGGGCATCCGACTGGGCTACCCGCTGCCGGGCTCGCCCGAGAACAGCGACATCAACGCCGAGTCCGAGGTGCCTGACAGCGCCAACGAGGCAATCATCTGCAACCTGGGCATCCGCATCGCGGCCGGATATGGCAAGGCCATCATGCCGCAGACGATGATGGTTGCCAAGCAGGCCTACAACACGCTGCTTTCGCGCGCCAACCGCGCCGATCCCGCAGCAACTGCCGTCGACCATGCCCGCAGGCGCAGGCACGAAGCCTTGGCGCGTGTACGACAATCCGTTCATTCGCCCACCGGTGGATCCTGTGCTTGCAGGCCCGGATGGCGTCATCGAGTACAACTGAGGCCGCACCATGCCGCAGATTTACCAGCTACCGCTCGTCAGCCAAGCCTCGCTCGGCGATCAACTGGCGGTCTACACGCCCAACAACGGCGATGCGCGGCGCATGTCGCTCAACACCCTGCTGGCGTTCTTCCAGCAGCAGTTCGCCGCGCCCACGCTGGCCACCAGCGTCTACACGCCGACGACGGGCTTCAGCATCGCAGTGCCGTCGCCCGTGTCGCAGCAACAGTGGATGCTGCTCCAGCCTGCGGGCACGCTGGCATCGGGCACGATCACGCTGCCGCTGAACACCATCACGCCTGACGGCACCGAGGTGCTGATCACCAGCACGCAAATCGTCACGACGCTGACTGTCGGGCTGAACGGCGCAAGCAACGCATTCGGCGCACCGACCACGCTGGCGGCAAACGGCTTTGCCCGCCTGCGCTTCGTGCAGTCGCAGAACTCTTGGTATCGCATCGGCTGAGGATCAACACCATGACCACCACCACCGACTCTTTCCAGCCGTCCTACGGCAGCGGCGTTACTGTCGCACCCACGGGCACCTCGGCCTCGTCTACGCTGGGCGCAGGCTCACTGAACGTCGTGTTGAGCAACCTCGACTCCAGCGTGACGGTTTTCGTCCGCATCGGCCTGGGCGCGCAGACGGCCACTGCGGCCGATTACCCCGTGCTGCCTGGCACGCAGGTATCGCTGAGCAAAGCCCGCACGGACGACACCGTGGCCTACATCACTGGCGGCAGCACCGGCTCGCTGCACATCATCCCCGGCCGAGGACTCTGACCCATGCTGCCGTTGACCCGTAGCCGGAACCGGGCTCGGTTCTTCGGCATTCCGTTCTCGCCCTCCAAGCTCTTCGCCGCCGGCGAGCAAGGCTTCTTCTACGACCCGAGCGACTTCAGCACGCTGTTCCAAGACTCCGCAGGCACCANNCCTGTTGGCACTCCCGGCACTGGCGGGGGCACTGACCCGCTGGTGGGGTTGATGCTGGATAAGAGTCAGGGGTTGGTGCTGGGGCCGGAGTTGGTGACGAATGGG